CCTTCAAGACAAACACACCGCCATGCTCGCCGTAGGCATAACCCTTTGGCGGTTCAGGGCGCAGCACGCTGCGCACTTCCTCTGACACCGTTGGCTCGGCAATCACAACCTCCTTGGCTTGCACGCTGACTGCCGTGTCCCGCCCCAGTATCAAAGGGTTGGTAATCTTGCCCCAGTGCGGGCAGCTTGGGCACACGCCGGGGTTCTCTGAGTCAAATTTGGTACAGGGGTACGGGCCTTTGATCTCTGCCAGCTTGGTGCGCATCCGGTCTTCATCGTAGGGGTGCAGGCCGCTAAGCCACACCGACGCCTTATCGCCGTCCTCACACTTTTGCGCAATGCTTAGATGCGCCCGCCACAGCGGCTCCATGCCATCCTCGTCCGCGTGCTCCACGTAATAGCGCAGTTGTTCGCAACCCTTATCTTGCTTGGTCAGCTTAAAGATGTTGCCGAACTTGGTGATGCTATTGGCGTACAGCTTGACGTTGGAGGGGCTGGCTGGCTTTGTGGGGCGCTGCCCCGGTAGTACCAACCCGCCGCTCGGCGGCGCAGCCGTAATTGCATACGCAGTCCCGACCAACTCACGCTCAAGGAGTGAGCGCACGTCTTGCAAATCAAACAGGTCACCCTCGTTCATGAAGCGCACGTTGGTCTCCCCACGCACTTGCTTCTTGCCCTTGAAGCCCCGATTGGTCGTCGCCGGTACGCGCAGCACCCGCGCTGCATCGCCTGTCACTGTTGGGTCAATGCCGAGTTTCTTCTGTACGCACAGGCGCTTGAACGACTCCGCTACAGGTTTCCACTCGGCAATATCCACTGCCTCAGTCAGCGGCCAGTATGCGTGTACCCCACCGCCCGAAGCGACCAGCCACGGGTTGCCCAAAGCTGCCAGCCCCACTTCCTCCGTAAAGGTCATGATGGCCTGCGCCGCTAGGCGGGCAGATGCGTACGCCTTGGGTTTGATTGTCCCGTCTTTCTCGGGAATGTCCTTGGGGTGGTTGCAATCAACGTCGATTGCAATGCACTTTGCCATCCGGGCATTGGCGGCTTCCCGCTTGTTTATGTCCCCGAATGTTGTCAGCGCAAAGTAGATGTCGTACTTTGCTTCGTTCCAGCGATTGATTGGCCCACTTAGTTGCTCTAGCTCCTCTACGTAAACGTGTTCTTTTTTATTAGTCAGTTCCACCGCGCAATAGCGCCCGTTACCCGGGGGCGGTAGAACCGCCGCCATGAATGCAAGCGGTTCCATAGGAATCCTCGGGTTAGGTTAGGAGAGGTCTAGTTCAAGCTGGTCAGGGTTCTTAAGTTGTTCAGACTTCCAATCCTTATCCGTTCGCCTCAGCATCTCCTTGGCCCAATCAAGTGGCAGTACGTTAAAACCCGCGATGTACGTCAAGCGCTCCAGTTCGTCATTGGTCAGGGTTTGAGGTTGTATTCCGTGCATATTCTTCTCCAAGCCTCATCAGCGGTTGCTGACGTGGACATAATTGTTAATAAAAGCTCGACGCGGTTTTGGTACGCGCCAAAAACATCTTTACCCGCAAACCAGTTGTACACAGTCTGTCGGGTAACGCCTAGTGCATAGGCGATTTTGGTAACCGGAAAGTCAAGATGGATTGCCCAACGCCCGAGTCGGTTCCCCGGTGTCTTAGGTGAGGACGCAACCAAGTCGATAATTTTTTGTGAGTAAGCCATAACGTCTCGTCAAAGGTGGGGCAGCGCGTGGCTGCCCCGGTTTCAATTACTCGTCGTCCCAAGCGTCAACGATGTCAGCCAGCTTACCCTTGGCAACCGGCACAGCAGTGGGCTTAGCGCCCGTCTTGCGCACCTCGGGCTCGGGGGCTGTATCTTCCTCCTCGACCACGGCGGGCTTGGCTTTGGCCTTTGCCTTGGGGGCTGGGGCTTCTTCCTCTTCGGCGGCTACCACGGGCGCTCGGCCTGCCAACTTCAAGGGAGCCACTGCGGGTGCAGCAGGCGCTCCATTGGAGACAGCCTTCTTGGCCTCCTCAGTATCGGCTTGGCGCACCACGGTGTCGTACTCGTCCTCCTCCAGCCAGCGGGTAGCTGCAAACAGCAGCTTGGGGGCTTCCGATGTGGTGTCGAACTTCATGCGGGTGACGATCTGCTCGGGGTTGACCGGCGGGTTCTGCGCTGCCAAGTAGCGGGCGTAGGCTTGCAGGGCGCGCTTGTCACCTTGCTCCTTACCAAAGATCGACGTAGCGGGCAGCGTCAACTGCATCACCGAGCCCTCGATATCGTTGGCCAGCACCACAGCCATGCGCTGCAAGTAGCGGCAGGCGCGGCTGTTACCCGTACCCGAACCGGCTTGGTTCTGTGGGCAGGTCATGCACGAGGCTGCTTGCTTGTTCTTGGACGCGGCGTCAGGGGTCTTGCCGTCCTCGCTGGTGCAGTCAGGGGCCGTCACAGCATCGGCGCTGTACGCTGCCGCGTAGTACTGGCGGCTCACCTCGGGCGCAGCCTTGATGATGACCACATCCAAATGGCGCTCGTCGATTGCAGCAATCTCCTTGCCGCCGTCGATCAGACGGAACACGCCGCCCTTGATGGAGATGCGCTTGCCTGTTGCGCCTTGCGCTCCGCCGCCGGTCAGGGCGCGGGCTGTTGCCGACAATTCGTTGTTACGAGCGAAAGCGGGGACTTTCGAGCCGGAAAAAATTGATACGTTACTCATACTACTTACCTCACTTGCTTGGTTTAGTTACGCGGATTTCAAAATCCGAAAACGAATTCAGGCCGGGTGGCACTGAACCGGGGTTCTCTTCAAGGAACTTTGCCATATTGCTCTGCGCGATACGCTTCTCTAACAGGTCTACGACATCGTGCTCGATGATGAACTTCTTAAACGAGTCCCAGTCCTGTGTTGAGTAGCGTGTCTTGTGGATCATTGACACGGTTCCGAAGGTGGTTTGCACAGACCGCACGCCGAGCGCTTGCATCTGGTCTTTCATGGCGAATTTGATTTCGTCTTGTTGCTCTTTTAGGGCTGCGAACTTGGTGTCGTATTCCTGTGTGAGCGTGTCGATCTCGGTTTTTATCTTACGATAAACCCGAGCCAACTTGTCGATGGGTACTGCAATTTCCGTCATTTACTTCTCCTGTTGTTTTGTCTAAGGTTGGACAGTGTACATGGGTTTTTTGGCTTTGTGTGCTCCTTTCTTAAGAACTTATAGCTATTTCAAACATCTTCGTTATAAGCGAGTTATCCACAACTTTGGAGGCCAAGGCTGTGAACATCTGCTTCTCCACAGGGCTACCTTCTATGTGGATAACTGTTACCTTGTCGGAGTTCTGACCCTTGCGGTCAGCCCGTGCAATGCACTGGATGTACTGCTCCACGCTCATCAGCGGGCCGAAAAAGACCACAGTGTCGGCGGCAGTTAGGGTAATCCCGTGGGCAGACGCTTGCGGCTGCATGACCAGCACGCGGGGGTCTTTCTCGTTTTGGAACCGGCGAATGGTGTCAGCGCGTTTGTTGGCGGTTACCCCGCCGTGGATGCACTCAACGGCCACGCCCTTCTTGGTCAGGTAGTGGAAGATGGTGTCGATGCTGGAGCGAAACAGCGCGAAGATGATGACCTTGCGGTCGGTCTCCTCCAGTATCTCCTCAAGCACTGACAGGCGCGGTGCAGCATCGAACTCCACCACGTCCTTGTCGTCCGTGTACACAGCGCCGCAAGAGATTTGCAGCAGCTTGCTGAGGTTGGCAGCAGCGTTGACCGCCGTGATCGTCTCGCCCGCTGCGGTAGCAGCCATGCGCTCTTTAAGTAGGTTGTAGTACTTGGCCTGCTGCGGGGTCAAGGGTACTAGGCGGGTGGTAGTCAGCACGGCAGGCAAGTCCAAGCACTGCGCCTTGGTGAACCTAATAGCGGGCTGCAAAGCTGCATGCACCGTCTCGGCAGCGTTGGGCTTGGGAGCCCACTTGAACATCGTGATCTTGTTCATCACCATGTCGCGCCATGCCGTGTAGAACTTGGGCACGTTGTTGGGGTTGACCAGCTTGGCCAGCCCATAGGCATCAGCGGGCGACTGCGAAGCAGGCGTGCCTGTCATCATCCACAAGTAGGTCTCCGGCCCGAGTATGGAGGCCAGCGCTTTCCAGCGCCGTGTGGTCTGCGTCTTGTACGCATTGGCTTCGTCCACGATCACCAAGTCAAACCGGCCATCGTTGCGCACCTCGTTGGCGATCAGGTTCAGCCCATCGTAGTTGGTGATGACGAACTCATAGTCCTGCTGCACCATCTCGATACGGCGACCAGACTGCGAGTGGTGCGCTACCACGGCAGATCGGTGGATGATGCTGTTGCTCAAGTCCCCAAGCCAAGCCGACTGCATGATCGAGAGCGGACACAGGATCAACACACGGCGCACCTTGCCGATACTCATCAGATAGTCTGCCGCCCACAGCGCCGATAGTGTCTTGCCCGTGCCCGGCTCAGAGAACACAAAGGCTTTGCGGTTGAGCGTCAGGAACTCGGACGTCTCGCGCTGGTGTGACATAGGCTTGTAGCGCCCGGGCCAGTTGTATCGTTTTGTGATAGGCGAGGGGACATCCTTCACGCCTAGGTTGCGCAGTACCTTGACTTCCTCTAACCCCCAGTACACCAATATCTCGTACGTGCCGTTCTCTTGCGAGACGATCTTGTGCTTGGGGATGATGGAGTACTTGTCAGGGTTGCGGGTCTTTAGTAGTAGGGCTTTGTCATCAATGATTTGCATTTGCTTCTCTTATTTATTTTATAGAGTGGTCGCTCTTGCGGGCGAACGACCTGTTGGCTGACGCTGGCTTCACACGCAAGTTACTGCGGGTAGTAGCGCCGCCTTTGCTGACCGGCTTCTTGTGGTCAACGTCTTTGCCGTCACCCTTATGCACCAGCCCTTCCTTCTCAAGCATAGCGCGGGCTTTGTTGCGTGCGGCGCGTTTCTTTACGATGTCTGGCTTCTGCGCATACGCAGGGTACGTGTCACGATCAGCGGGGTTCTTATAAGGCATGAATGTTCCTTTAATGTTGAGGGTGATGGCTACAGGTTTTGACAGGGCACCAAGGACAAAGCGGCGAAGCGCTTGGGTTCCACACCCCTGTCTCATGCGCTTGCTCTATGCGGGCAACGCGCTGGCGGTAATTCCACCATTC